GTTCTGGCCATTTGGGACCAAGGACCAATAAATGCGGCAGCCGCTCGCCCCCCCCTTACCCCGGAAGAGGAGCTTTATGGTCGTGGGCTCTGTCTTCTGCCCGATGGCTGGGAAGATCTAAGCGGTGACGGGCACTGGCAATATCATCTTAGCGAATCTTTGCGTCATCTATGGTCTTCGTTCAACAGGGAACAGAAGATGGCTATCGCTTACTCAATTAGCGAATTGTCAGATGAGCTGATGAATATCACATACGAAAGTTCCTGGTAATAACATCTCTGCGCATCGCACGCGCACATTCTACTCAGAACCTTTCAGGATGACCCTTGAGGAACCGGCTGGCGTCGGAGCCTTCTGAGGGCCGGATCTCCTGTGCGACAAGGTTCATCACTAAAAGGTAGCTCCGATGAATGATATTTCTATCGAATATCTGAAAGAAGCGCTGGAATACACACCAGAGTCTGGCGTCATCCGCTGGAGGCAGCGACCCAAATCTCATTTCAAGACAGATAATTCCTGGCGGGCAACTAATGCCAATTTTGCCGGAAAGATAGCAGGCTCGCTTTCTGATGATGGGTATTTGCGGATCGGGATAGATGGTCGGACATATAAATCTCACCGTGTCGCCTGGGCGTTACATTATGGCTATTGGCCTGAGCATGAGATTGACCACATTTCAGGCGATAGGAGTGATAACCGCATACACAACTTGCGATCAGTAACTGCGGCAGTAAATAACAAGAATTTACGCCTTTACTCCACAAATAAAACAGGTGTCCCCGGGGTCGGCTGGTATAAAGCACGCAGAAAGTGGAGAGCAAAGATAAACGACTCTGGAAAGGTAAAGCATATTGGTTACTTCGATGATTTCAGTGAAGCAGTAAAAGCAAGAAAGGCTGCCGAAATGCAGTTGCAATATCACGAAAATCACGGAACCAGTGACAGAGCTGCTTTCTAAAAGGAAATAAATCATGGGTCAGAAAATTATTACGTTGTCCGGTGCGGCGACTGATGTTCTGTATGCGCTGTTTTTCCGTGGTGCGCTGCAAAGTGGCGAGCTGCCATCTAAATCTGGTGCAGCACAGCTTCGCGAGCTGGGGTTGGCTGAAACCCGACTCACAGCAACAGCCTATGGGAAGGTAAATCATTTTACGTTCCTGACTGCTGAAGGGCAGGAGTTTGCTATTAAGCACCTGGTCAATACGCGCTTTGGTGAGACGGTGAAGCAGGAATACTACTCCCCGCTCGGGGTTGAGCTTGAATGCGCTCAAAAGGCGCTCGATGAAATTTGTGAAGAGATTCGCAGCAGCAAAGCATTTGAAAAGTTGATAAACGGAACGCCGATTCACTGTCAGGTGCATATTACCGATACGATGATTGGTGATGCCGCAGTGTCTGCCAACTATAGCGTAAAGATGAACGTGAACCACGGCGGCAAACTGCACGTTGCTGGCATGGCCGTCTGCATTGAAGGTGACCAGCGCAAGGTCGTGTTTGAGGCTGACCGCTTTAAGGTGAATGAAGCCGCTCAATCAGCCAGCAATAATGAAGAGACGGCCTTCAATGGTGGTCTGGCTTTTGGTGGTTTCCCTGGGGCAATTAGTCATGATGGAGCTAATCCCGCTGATGGCAATAATGCCACCGCTGAACCAATCAGTTCAATTGCTTCAGCGACAGGCACAGCCACCAAGACGCGACTAACCGACGAGATGCAAGAACTGGTTCTCAAGGCTGTACGCGAAAGCGATTTGTTCGCAGCCCTCCAGGCAAAGATTGATGCGCAAACAGCTTCAGTAGTTGGCTTGCAACAGGCGATGCACGAAGCGGTGAAAGATGCTCTTCGCAATGCGCTCAAGCCAGGCGGCATCCTCTGGGCGGCTATCTCACATCGATGATTTATGGACGTTTGGACGTCCAAATTGCTGTAGGTTCGTGCTGATTTAAGTGAATGAGAGTCATTATCATCAATGGGTCCTCCCAGAGGGGGGGCCTGCCACGGGGCGGCTGGCTCGCGGGAAACGGCTAGTTTTTCGGAATCAGGGTCATCATCATCATGTGCGCAGGTCTTTGATTTAATTAGAGGCCATTTTCGCAAGATGTCGAATCGTTCAAAAAGTGTTCACCATCATGGACCAGGAAATTGCCACTTTAAAACTCAATATCAATCAGCTGGCAGGGATAACCGGCGTACACCGTCAGACGGTTGCCGCGAGACTGAAAAATGTTGAACCTGCTCCAGGCAGCAACAGCAAGTTAAAGCTCTATCTGGTGACCGACATTCTGACCGAACTGATGATCCCTACCGTTTCGGCCAACATCGATGATATGCCCCCCTCTGACAGGCTGTCCCACTGGAAAGCAGAGAATGAGAGGCTGAAGTTCGAACAGGATACGGGGCAGTTAATACCCGCAGATGAAGTGGCGCGAGAATTCTCATTGATGGCGAAAGCCGTCGTCATGGTACTTGAAACCCTCCCGGATGTGCTCGAGCGCGACTGTGCTTTAACGCCTGCTGCGGTAGTTCGTGTGCAAAGCGTTATTGATGATCTGCGCGGCCAGATGGCGGAGAGGGTGCAGGACGCTGAAAAAGAGGAGGAAGAGCCTGAGGAGGACTGATGGCAAAGCGGGCATCCGCCAGGGACATCCGCCGCGATGTCTCCGGTATTTTACGAGCCCCGCGTCGTATTCCGGTGGCCGATGCGGTCAGTACTTATATGCGCGTGCCAATGGGGGCGGGAAACTCAGTTCCATGGGATCCGGATCTGGCACCCTATGTGATTGAGCCGATGAACTGCCTGGCATCGCGTGAATACGATGCGGTGGTGTTTGTGGGCCCGGCGCGAACGGGTAAAACCATCGGGCTGATTGACGGCTGGATTGTTTATAACATTGTCTGCGATCCGGCAGATATGCTTGTGATTCAGGTATCTGAGGAAAAAGCTCGCGAGCATTCCAAAAAACGCCTGGACCGTACTTTTCGCTGTAGCCCTGAAGTTAAAACCCGGCTAAGCCCAAGACGTAACGATAACAACGTCTACGACCGTACATTCCGCGCCGGTAACTATTTGAAGCTTGGCTGGCCATCCGTCAATATCATGTCGTCCTCGGACTATAAGAGTGTGGCGCTGACGGATTATGACCGCTTTCCGGAAGATATCGACGGGGAGGGGGATGCTTTTTCACTGGCATCGAAGCGTACCACGACATTCATGTCCTCCGGGATGACGCTGGTTGAAAGCTCGCCCGGGAGGGATATCAGAGACACAAAATGGCGGCGTTCCACGCCCCATGAAGCCCCTCCGACCACCGGAATTTTATCGCTCTATAACCGTGGTGACCGCCGTCGTCTTTACTGGCCATGCCCGCATTGCGGCGAATATTTCCAGCCGGAAATGGACAATATGACCGGGTACCGCGACAGCAGCGATCCTGTGCTTGCCAGCGAAGCGGCTTTTCTACAGTGCCCGGCCTGTAAAGGCAGGATCACACCGGACATGAAGCGTGCGCTTAACATGAAATGTGTCTGGCTCCGGGACGGGCAAACCATCGACAGGAAAGGCCAGGTTAGCGGTGATGGCCGTCGTTCCCGTATTGCCTCCTTCTGGATGGAAGGTCCGGCAGCTGCTTACCAGACCTGGGCTCAGCTGATCTACAAATTCCTGACAGCAGAGCAGGAATATGAAACCACCCGCAGTGAGGAAACACTGAAGACGGTTATCAATACCGACTTTGGCCGACCTTATTTACCCCGCGCCAGCATAGAGCAACGCAAAAGTGAGTTGCTGGAGCAACGTGCTGAAGACGTGCCAAAACGCTCGGTCCCGGACGGCGTGCTGTTCCTTACAGCAACCGTGGACGTTCAGGCGGGCCGCAACAGGCGGTTTGTTGTCCAGATAACCGGTTACGGGAGTATGGGAGAGCGCTGGATAGTTGACCGCTACAACATACGGCAGTCCCTGCGATGTGATGGTAACGGAGAGAGCATCCAGATCGATCCCGCGAGCTACCCGGAAGACTGGGATCTCCTGCTTACGGATGTATTCGAGAAAATCTGGCCACTGGCATCTGATCCGTCAAAAGGCATGAGGCTGATGTCGATGGCGGTTGACTCCGGCGGTGAGGATGGCGTCACGGATAACGCTTACAAATTCTGGCGCAAGTGTCGCCGTGAAGGGCTGGGTAAACGGGTTTATCTCTTTAAGGGCGACAGTGTACGCCGCAGCAAACTTATTCAGAGGACATTCCCGGATAACACCGGAAGGTCCACCCGCCGCGCGCAGGCGACTGGTGATGTCCCGCTTTATCTTCTTCAGACCGATGCCCTGAAAGACCGGGTGAATAATGCCCTCTGGCGTGATTCTCCCGGGCCAGGATATGTTCATTTTCCCTCCTGGCTGGGCAACTGGTTCTACGACGAACTGACCTATGAGGAACGCTCAAATGAAGGGAAATGGAGTAAGCCTGGCCGCGGCGCCAACGAAGCATTTGACCTTCTCGTCTATGCCGATGCCCTCGCCATCCTTAGCGGGTACGAAAAAATCAAATGGCCGTCTGTTCCTGAATGGGCACGGCGGGAAACGTGGATCGAGAGCACGCAGACGGAAACTGGCGAAGCGCCATCCCCGATACCTGCGGCGAAACCAAAGCCAAAACCAAAACGTGAGAAGCCCGTAACCAGCGAGGCGAATCCGTGGACAAACTCAGGAGGATGGGTGTGAATCAGGCAGATATTCAAAATATGATCGACCGCTATGCATCAGCAGAGCTTGCCGTTCTGGAAGGAAAATCCATCACCTTTAATGGTCAGCAGATGACATTCGAAAACCTGTCGGAAATCCGAAAAGGGCGACAGGAGTGGGAACGTCGTCTTACTGCACTCAACAACAAACGCCGTGGGAGACCCGGCTACAGGCTGGCGAGGTTTGGATGAGTCTTTTAGATGATGCAATAGGCCTGTTTTCGCCGGGCTGGAAAGCTTCACGCCTGCGTGCCCGTGCGGTAATCAAGGCCTATGAGGCGGTAAAGCCTACCCGGACCCATAAAGCACAACGGGAGAATCGTTCTGCCGACCAGCTCAGCCAGATGGGGGCGGTTTCGCTTCGTGAGCAGGCCCGTTGGCTGGATAACAATCACGATCTGGTGATTGGCGTGTTCGACAAGCTTGAAGAGCGGGTTATTGGTAAGCAGGGGATTATTGTTGAACCGATCCCCCTGCTGACCAACGGGAAAATCGCCAAGAAACTGGTAAAGGATATCCGTAGAAAGTTTGGTGAATGGTCTGTCAGACCTGAAGTGACTAACCAGTTTACCCGACCGATGCTTGAGCGCCTGATGCTGCGCACCTGGTTACGGGATGGTGAAGTATTTGCACAACTGGTTAGTGGTACAGGCAACGGCCTTCAACCAGTCGCGGGTGTGCCGTTCTGGCTGGAAGCGCTTGAGCCTGATTTCGTACCCATGAACAGTGACGCCGCAACCCAGATGAATCAGGGGGTCTTTGTTGACAACTGGGGACGACCCAAAAAATACCAGGTTTACAAAAGTCTGCCGGTTTCCGGGAGACAGTTTGATACCAAAGAGGTAGACGCGGCGAACATGCTCCACCTCAAATTTACCCGCCGCCTTCACCAGACCCGAGGCACCTCTCTTTTGTCTGGGGTGCTGATGCGCCTGAGTGCGCTCAAGGAGTATGAAGACTCCGAACTTACCGCAGCGAGAATTGCCGCAGCACTGGGCATGTATATCAAAAAGGGTGACGGGCAGAGTTTTGACTCCGATGACAAATCTGGTGATGACCGTGAGCTCATGATCCAGCCTGGCATGTTGTATGACGACCTTCAGGCCGGGGAAGAAATCGGGATGATTAAGTCTGACCGACCTAACCCTAACCTTGAGACGTTCCGCAATGGTCAGCTGCGTGCTGTTGCCGCAGGCAGCCGCCTCAGCTTTTCCAGCACTGCCCGCAACTACAACGGTACCTACAGCGCTCAGCGGCAGGAGCTGGTGGAGTCAACCGATGGGTATCTGATACTTCAGGACTGGTTTATCGGCTCAGTCACCCGACCGATGTATCGGGCCTGGCTGAAGATGGCAGTCGCTGCCGGAGAAATCAGCCTTCCACGCGGTGTTGACATGGATACGCTTTACAACGCTGTCTACTCAGGGCCGGTCATGCCCTGGATTGATCCTGTCAAAGAAGCAAATGCATGGAAAACTCAGATACGCGGTGGTGCTGCAACTGAATCTGACTGGGTTCGCGCCAGCGGCCGTAATCCGGACGATGTGAAGTCACGCCGTAAAGCGGAAGTTGATGAAAACAAAGAAATGGGGCTGGTGTTTGACACTGACCCCTCCAATGATAAAGGAGGCACCAGTGCCGAAGTCAAAGAGCCGGGCGGTCCACCGTCCGAAAGCCAGCGTAAAAAGTAATTCGTGGTTCCGGATGCAGGCCAGCAATAACAATGCGGCCGAAATTTATATCTACGACGAAATCGGCTACTGGGGGGTGACCGCAAAACAGTTCGTCAATGACCTCAAAGCTCTCGGTGAAGTCAGTCACATTAACCTTCACATCAACTCACCGGGTGGTGATGTCTTTGATGGCATCGCCATTTTTAATGCCCTCAAACATCATGGCGCGTCAATCACTGTGCATATTGATGGTCTGGCCGCGTCAATGGCCTCCGTCATCGCAATGGTGGGCAATCCGGTCATCATGCCTGAAAACACCATGATGATGATCCACAAGCCCTGGGGATTTGCCGGGGGTGATGCTAACGACATGCGCGACTATGCAGACCTTCTCGACAAAGTTGAATCAGTGCTGATCCCGGCTTACGCGCAGAAGACCGGAAAAACCACTGAAGAAATCGCGGCAATGCTGGAAGACGAAACCTGGATGGACGGCAACGAATGCGTCTCGCTGGGGTTTGCCGACCAGGTTACACCTTCCCTACAGGCGATGGCCTGTATTCATTCAAAACGTATCGAGGAATTTGAAAAGATGCCAAACAGCATTCGCAATATGATCACCCCGCCGCGCAACTCTACCCAGCGTGACCAGGGAAATCAGCATAATCCATCCCAGCAGCCGAATCCCGCACCGGTCATCAACGAAGGCGATGTCCGCGCTCAGGTTCTGAATGAGCAGAAGGCCCGTGTGAATGGTATTGGCGATCTCTTCGCCATGTTCGGTAACAAACACATGGATCTGCAAAACAAGTGCATTGCCGATCCTGAATGTTCCGTTGAGCAGGCTAAAGATTTACTACTGGCTGAGCTGGGTAAGGCTGCCACCCCATCCAACAAAACCAGTCAGGCTCATATTCATGCCAGCAATGGTAATTTCGTGGCCGATGGTATTCGCCAGGCGCTGATGGCGCGTGCCGGCTATGAAAATCAGGAGCGTGACAACGTCTACAACGGTATGACGCTGCGTGAATATGCGCGTATGGCCCTGACCGAAAAAGGTATCGGTGTGTCCAGTTATAACCCGATGCAGATGGTCGGGCTTGCTCTGACGCACAGTACATCTGACTTCGGCAATATCCTGCTCGATGTTGCAAACAAGGCTCTGTTGCAGGGCTGGGAAGAAGCTGAAGAAACCTTCCAGCGCTGGACCAAAAAGGGGCAGCTGTCAGACTTTAAGACCGCCCATCGTGTTGGCATGGGTGGATTCCCGTCGTTGCGTCAGGTTCGTGAAGGGGCTGAGTACAAATACGTTACCACTGGCGATAAAGGCGAAACCATCGCCCTGGCAACTTACGGTGAAATCTTCTCCATCACCCGTCAGGCTATTATCAACGATGACCTCAATCAGCTGACTGATGTGCCGATGAAGATGGGCCGCGCAGCCAAGGGTACCATCGGTGATCTGGTTTATGCCGTTCTGACCAAAAACCCGAAACTGTCAGATGGGAAAGCATTGTTCCATGCTGACCATAAAAACCTTTCATCTGGCGCGATCTCCGTCAGTAGCCTTGATGATGCGCGTAAGCTGATGCGCCTTCAGAAAGAGGGCGAGCGCTCCCTGAATATTCGTCCGGCATTCATGCTGGTACCGGTTGGCCTTGAAACACTGGCAAACCAGACCATCAAGTCTGCCAGCGTGAAAGGGGCGGATATTAATGCAGGTATTATCAACCCTATCCAGAACTTTGCAGAAGTGATTGCGGAAGCGCGACTGGATGATGCCGATGCAAAAGCCTGGTATCTGGCTGCCGCACAGGGCACAGATACCATTGAAGTGGCTTATCTGAACGGGGTCGATACGCCATACATCGACCAGCAGGAGGGATTCACCACTGATGGTATCGCCACGAAAGTGCGTATTGATGCCGGTGTGGCGCCGCTGGACTATCGCGGCATGACCAAATCAACTGGCCAGTAATAAACAGCCTCGATAACCAGACGCCCGTAAGGGCTTTTTTTATACCTGAAACCAGCCCCGAAAGGGGCTGAATGGAGCACAACATGGCGAAGAATTTTGTACAGGACGGTAAAACCATCTCCTTGGTGAATGGCGGGACGGATGACATTCTCAGCGGTGAACCGGTTGCAGTCGGAAAAGTTATTGCTGTGGCCATCACGGATATTGCAGCTGGCCAGATCGGGGACGGTTTCACGGAAGGCGTGTTTTTGCTTCCCAAACTGGCTGCTGATGCAATCACTGCCGGGGAACAGGTTTACCTGAAAGACGGTAAAGTGCAGCTGACGGAAACCGATGCGGTCGTGGCCGGGGTCGCCTGGGAATCCGCAGGTGCAAACGTGACTGTGGTTGAAGTCAAAATCAATGGCTAATCCGTTTGAACGGCTTGCGGGTCGCATGGACGCGGCCACGGTGAAAACCATGGGAAAAACTGTGCTGATCAATGGCGTGTCTCACGATGCCATCTCAGCCGACCTTCTGGAGGAGATGGGCCCGCTATCAGGGAATATTCATTCGCTGGTGGTGTTCAGTGCAGAGTATTCCCCGCGGCGAAACGACGAAGTGGAATGGGAGGGCAAGAACTGGACCGTTACCCGCCACGACACTTTTAACGGGAAACCACGTATCTTCATTGAATAGGAGGTGTTATGTCGATTAAAGGCCTGGAACAGGCAATCGCCAACCTCAACAGCATCAGTGAAAAAGCCGTCCCCCGCGCCAGTGCACAATCTGTTAACCGCATTGCAGGACAGGCAGTCAATCGCAGTGTTTCAGTCGTTTCAAAGTCAACCCGCGTCCCCCGAAAGCTGGTTAAACAGCGTGCCCGGATCCGGCGGGCAACCGTCGGCAAACCCCGCGCTCTTATCCGCGTGAACCGGGGAAATTTACCCGCAATTAAACTTGGGACCGCCAGTGTTCGTCTGTCGCGCAGAAAACGCGATAAATCAGGAGCCAGCAGCGTGCTGAGGATCGGACCGTTTCGTTTCCCTGGCGCCTTTATTCAGCAACTGGCAAATGGTCGCTGGCATGTACTGCGGAGAACAACCCGCAACCGGTATCCGATCGAAGTGGTCAGCATCCCTCTGGCGGTACCGCTGACTGAAGCTTTCCGCGCAGAGCTGCCGAGACTGATGGATGAACGTATGCCTGAGGTGATGCGGCAGAATCTGCAAAACCAGCTGAGGTTGATTCTTTCACGATGAAACACCCACAAATCCGTGCCGCCGTTCTGGCGGCGCTTAAACGTAACATTACCGAACAGGTCACCTGGTTTGACGGTCGCCCTGGCTTCCTTGACGAGGAGGATCTTCCGGCAGTGGCGGTATACCTGACGGATGCGCGCGCCTCGGACGACAACATCGATGAAGATATGTGGTCCGCACTGCTGCATATCGAAGTTTTCCTGAAAGCGAAGGAGCCTGATTCCGCTCTGGATGCCTGGATGGAAGAGAAAGTGTATCCCGCCCTGGGTGATATCCCCGAGCTGCTTCCCCTCATCGAATTGATGAACGCAAGCGGTTATGACTATCAACGCGATGATGAAGCGATGATGTGGGGATCGGCCGATCTCAGCTACTTAATCAGCTATGTAATGTGAGGACTTTATGACCACACCAAACCCTCTGGCGCCAACGAAAGGCGCTGGTACAACGCTGTGGGTTTATACCGGAAGCGGTGACCCATTTGCGAACCCTGCTTCGGATGTTAGTTGGATCCGCCTGGCAAAGGTTAAAGATATTCAGCCGGGCGAACTGACAGCCGAATCCGAAGATGATACCTACCTCGATGATGACAATCCTGACTGGACCTCGACCATGCAGGGCCAGAAATCAGCCGGCGAAACCAACTTCACACTGGCCTGGTTGCCGGGTGAAAGCGGACAGCAGGACCTGGTTAACTGGTTCGATGAGGGCGCTGTTAAAGGCTACAAGATTAAGTATCCGAACGGCGTTATCGATGCCTTTAAAGGGTGGGTGAGCAGCCTTGGCAAGACAGTTACGTCCAAAGAGACGATGACGCGAACCGTAAAAATCACCAACAACGGTAAGCCGTCTCTGGCAGAAGACAGCGGTTCGGTACCGATTGGCGTAACGGGGATCACTCTGGATAAAGCCACGGCTGCCGTTGCTGTTGGCGCGACCACTCAGCTGGTGGCATCTGTGCTGCCAGCCAGTGCTTCCGATTCCTCGTTCCGGGTTGCAACCTCTGACCCGTCTAAGGCAACGGTCACCGTCAGCGGCAATACCCTGACTGTCACCGGCGTGGCGGCAGGTACCGTAGAAATCATCGTTATGAGCAATGAAGGTAACTTTGTGGCGATCTGCAAAGTGACTGTTTCCTGATAACCGGGGCGTCAGCCCCGTTCCTGGAGTAGATAATGTTTCTAAAAAGCGAACTGCTTGAAAGTAACGGCAGCAGTGTCACATTGTTCCAGCTGTCAGCATTACAGCGTATTGAACACCTTGAATACCTGAAACAGATGGAAGCAGTAGAAGGGGGAGATATTCAGGCGGCCGTTACACTCACCGTGAAGAGTGGGGCTTATCTGGTGGCGATGTCTCTCTGGCATGGTCATTCCCTGAAAGGCTCTCAGGGCGATAATGCAGCGGCAGAAGTGGCAAAAATTCAGGATGAAGTCATGCAGACCTGGCCGGCTGAACTTATTGCCGAAGCAGAATTTAAGGTAAAACTCCTGTCTGGCATGATTGCACCTGTAACGGATGATCCGGAAGAGCCTGGCGAGGAACAGAATGAGCAAGCCGAACCCGTTACGGCGGAAAAGCCCTCGCCAGCGAGCTGATATTTGCCATGAAACTGGCGCGTGAGTTCGGTCGCCCTGACTGGCGCGCCATGCTTGCTGGCATGTCTTCTACGGAATATGGCGACTGGAAAATCTTCTACCGGGACAACTACTTTCATGATGCGCAGCTGGATGCTCATTTCTCCGGCCTGCTCTACACCATATCAACCCTGTTTTTCGCCGATCCGGAACTAACCCCCGACAGTTTCAGCATTCTTTCTCCTGTATCGGATCCTGTCGATATCGATGGGCCTGGCGATGAGATGCTGATGGCAAAGGCAGCAGGAATTTCAGGAGGCGTACGCTATGGCCCAGACGGCAGTCGGTGATCTGGTCGTTAACCTTGACGTTAACTCGACGAAATTCACTGAACAGATCAGCTACGTTAAAAAAGAATTTAAGCAGACGGGTGATGCGGCAAATGATGCCGCGTTGCGAATGCAGCAGTCATTTACCCGCCAGGAGAGTGCCGCCCGTAAGGCCGGGATATCTGTCGGGCAATATAACGCTGCAATGCGTATGCTCCCGGCGCAGTTTACTGATATTGCGACCCAGCTGGCTGGCGGGCAGAGTCCGTGGCTTATCCTCCTCCAGCAGGGCGGCCAGGTGAAGGACTCCTTTGGCGGTATTATCCCAACGTTCCGCGCGCTGCTGGGCACTATCTCCCCGGTTATGGTGGGTGTTACAGCGCTGTCTGCGGCAACAGGGGCATTGTTCTATGCATGGTATGCCGGTTCGTCAACGCTGTCTGATTTCAACAAAACGCTGGTTCTCTCAGGGAATTCAGCGGGGCTAACCTCCGACAGAATGCTGGTTCTGGCACGAAACGGGCAGGCCGCAGGGCTGACATTCAACCAGACCAGCGAAGCGCTTACTGAGCTGGTCAATGCGGGGGTTCGTGCGGGTTCCCGCTTTGATGATATGAGCCAGGCGGTTGCGCGCTTTACTGACGCTTCAGGTGTGCCGGTTGATAAGGTTGCCGCCGCGTTTGGGAAACTGACCTCAGACCCGACATCCGGGCTGATTGCCATGGCCCAGCAATTTCACAATGTGACTGCTGAGCAGATAGCCTATGTGGCGCAATTGCAGCGGGCCGGTGATGAAGCAGCTGCCCTGCAAGCGGCAAACGATGCTGCGACCTCCGGGTTTAACGAGCAGACCAAATCGCTCCGCGACAACATGGGAACGATTGAATCATCGGCAGACAGCCTGAAGCGTGCCTTTAAATCGATGTGGGATGCGGCACTGGATATCGGCCGCCCTGACACTGCGCAGGAGATGGTGGCAAAGGCAGAAGCCGCCTTTAAGAAAGCGGATGAAATCTGGAACCTTCGTAAAAATGATGGTTATGTCAATTCTCAGGCACGCGATCTTTACTGGAATGATCGAGAGACAGCGAGAGTTGAGCTTGAAAATGCCAGGCGCAAGGCCGGAGCTGAGAAGGAGAAGCAAGATAATGCATCGCGTGAAGCGGCTGCTGAATCTGACCGCCTAAAGTACGCCGCGCAGGCCCAGTCCAATTACGCCAAAACACAAAGCGCACTGGAAAAGTACACGGCCCGCCAGAATGAGCTTAACAAGGCTCTGAAGGATGGTCGGATCCTCCAGGCCGACTACAACATCAACCTGGCTGCGGCGAAAAAAGAGTATGAGGATACTCTCAAGAAGCCGTCGAAAAAGACTGCCACGGTCAGAACACCCGCCGGCACCTGGGCGACCGATACCGCCACCGCACAGACGATGGAGCTTGAGACGCAGTTACGCACACTGCAAGAGCACAAGGGTATCAATGACACTATCAGCCAGCAGCGACAGGAGCTCTGGCGGCAGCAGGCCCGCTTCTCCGTTCTGGAAGAGGCCGCAAAAAAACGCACCCTCTCTGTGGAAGAAAAATCCCTGCTGGCCAGTAAGGATGAAGTGCTTTCGCGCGCGGAGATGAATGCAAAACTGGGTGATCAGATTGCCGCTCAGGAACGCCTTAACCGTCTTCAGGATACTTCACAAAAATACGTCACCCAGATGGGCGAGAAAACCCGCGCGCTGGTGGCGGGCGGGAGTATGGGAAGTCGGGCAGCGCAACGTCAGAATGAAGAGGCCCAGCTCCGTCAGGGCTGGGTGAACGCTGGCGGGTCTGATACTGCCCCGGGCTATCAGAATGAGCTGACTGCACTGAAAAATTATTACGATGAACAGGATAACCTGCGCGGAGACTGGCTTTCCGGTGCGAAATCAGCATGGGCGGATTATGCCGATTCTGCTACTGATGCCTACGGGCAAATGAAGTCAATTGCCTCAAGTACGTTTGACGGTATCGGGCAGAACATGGCGGATATGCTCACGACCGGTAAAGCCAACTGGGGTGATTTTACCCGCTCAACGTTGTCCATGCTTACTCAGATACTGATGAAGCAGGCAATGGCAGGTCTGGTTAGTTCCGCCACAACGGCTCTGGGATTTGATGGGGGGGGATATACCGGCTCAGGTGGGAAGTATGAGCCTGCCGGTATCGTTCACCGTGGCGAGTTCGTCTTCACAAAAGAAGCAACAAGCCGGATCGGCGTATCTAATCTGTACCGCATGATGAAAGGGTATGCCACGGGTGGACTCGTCGGCGGAAGTGGTGCGGTACCAGCCGCAACGCCTTTTGGTGTGCGCGTGTATGCGCCTGTGACCGTTGAAAATGCCTCTGCGGGAACGCAGCAACAAGGCGATGGTGACCGCCTGGGTAAGGCATATCAGCAGGTCATCGATAAGTCTGTCAACGATGGCATTGCTCAGGCTATCCGTCCTGGCGGACTCATCTGGAATGCCACTAATCGCAGGTAAAATTTATGGCTTTAGAGACATTCACCTGGGGCATTAAGGCATCCAGCCAGCCCACGCTCGGCAGTAAAGACTCGGTGCGAAAAGCGCAGTTTGGGGATGGTTATGCCCAGGTCAGTGGGTCAGGGCTGAATGACGAAATGCTCACCTATGAGTTTTCGTTCTCCGGTGATCCACAAACCGCGATGCAGATACATGCTTTTCTGCGCCGGCATAAAACGAAGTCGTTTATCTTCACACCGCCTTTCGGTGATAAAGCGTTGTGGCGCGTCGAACCTGACAGCCTGAAACAGTCGCTGAAAAACGTCAAAGTGATGACCATTACTGCAACCTTCGAGCAGGCGTTCGCACCATGAGTCTTAATGCAGATTATCAAAAGCTTGAGCCGGGCAATCACGTCCGGCTTTTTTCTGTCGATGGTACGGCGTTTGGCATGTCAGACGTCCTGAATTTTCATGCGCATAATATCGCGCACACCCCAGAGGAGATTGATGCTGCTGGTGGCGATGAAAGCAAACTGCCTGCGAAGTCTGTCTGGTGGCAGGGACAGGAATATAAGGCCTGGCCGTGTCAGGTTGAAGGTATCGAGACCACCACTGATGGTTCCAGTCCTCAGCCAAAACTGACGGTGGCGAATCTGGATAGCTCTATCACGGCGCTTTGTCTGGCATACGATGACCTGTTACAGGCAAAAGTCAGTATCCACGACACTCTGGCCCAGTACCTGGATGCCAGAAACTATCCGGAAGGTAATCCCTTAGCGGATCCGACTCAGGAAAAACTGAAGGTCTTTTACATCGATGCAAAAGCCACAGAAACGAATGAGATGGTGGAGTTCACGCTTTCCAGCCCGATGGATTTGCAGGGACTCATGATCCCTACCCGGCAACTTCATTCGCTTTGCACCTGGTGTATTCGTAATAAATACCGCACCGGCGATGGCTGCGACTATGCCGGAACGCGGTATTTCGACAAGAACAATAATCCGGTCAGTGACCCTTCACTGGATGAATGCAACGGAACACTTTCAGCCTGCAAACTGCGTCATGGTGATGGTAATGAGCTTCCATTCGGAGGCTTCCCCGGAACGTCATTAATCAGGAGCTGATATGCGTCAGAAAACAATTGATGCGATCATGGCGCACGCCGCAGCGGAATATCCGCGCGAATGCTGCGGTGTGGTGGCGCAGAAAAGCCGGGTCGAGAAGTATTTCCCCTGTCGCAACCTGTCATCAGAACCGACTGAACACTTTCACCTTTCGCCGGAAGATTACGCCGCAGCAGAGGACTGGGGAACGGTGATCGCGATTGCGCACAGCCACCCGGATGCCACGACTCAACCGAGTGAACTGGACAAAGCGCAATGTGATGCAACGTTGCTGCCCTGGCATATTGTCAGCTGGCCGGAGGGGGATTTACGTACCATCCAGCCGCGCGGAGAACTGCCACTGCTGGAGCGCCCGTTTGTGCTTGGGCACTTCGACTGCTGGGGGCTGGTGATGAGCTATTTCAGGCAGACACACGGTATCGAGTTGAAAGATTACCGGGTCGATTATCCCTGGTGGGAAAACGACTATCCTGACAACTTTTACCTGGATTGCTGGTATGAGTGTGGATTCCGGGAATTCGATGGGCCGCCACAACCAGGCGATATGGTGATCATGCAGGTCCAGGCCGATAAGTGGAATCATGCGGGGATCCTGCTTGAGGGCAATATGCTACTGCATCATCTGTACGGCCATCTGAGCCAGCGAGTGCCGTATGGTGGTTACTGGCAAGAAAGAACAATGAAAGTACTTCGGTACAAAGTATTTTGTTAATTCTATAGTGGTTAAGTTGTTAATTACTCACTCCATAATTTCATGTTAGGATTCCTCTGATATTTTCAATAATAGGGAAGCTTAATTGTGAAAAAAATATTGTTCTCTGGACTTGTGGTGCTTGCCATCTCTGGATGTGCTGATAATAGACCAATGCCGGTAGTAGATACTAAGCCTGTTACATGTTCATCAGAGGCTGAATGTAGTTATCTTTGGTCGAAGGTTCCTCAGCATTTGGAGTTTGCAACAAAAATGAGAGTGGAATCAGCTAACGATACATTTATAACAACATTCCCACCTATTGATACAAGGCAACTTGCAGGACGGGCTTCTAAGGTTAAACAGTCCGGCGATACGGCAATAAATGCTGAATTCCAATGCCATCGACATTATGGGCAGAAGGATTGTGAAAGGGCAGTAATTAATGCTACAAATTTCTTTAATCAAGCAATGAGCATTGAAAAGAAACATTTTAATAAATAAACGCCTCAATAAATCAGCCAAATTAAACCGCTTCGGCGGTTTTTTTACGTAGGGGTATTATATGCAAGAGGTCATGAGTCGAATTGAATTAGGTAGTGTTCTTGGAAAAACGTTTGGCAAAGTTCACTACCGTCTGATATCCCGCGTAAGCGAAGCAGGCGTTGCACTCGCAAAAACAATTCCTGGGTTTGAGCAGTTTATGATTTCCAGCCAACGACGAGGGCTTACTTTTTCAGTTTTCAAGGGAAAAAGAAACATTGGTGTGGATGATCTCGGCTTTGCGGTCACGGGGGATGTCATCCGCATTGTCCCGGTAATTATTGGCAGTAAAAAAGCTGGAGTACTGCAAACTATTTTGGGCGCAGTTTTGGTTGCGGTTGGTGTAGTCCTGAGTTTCACTCCTTGGGCTGCCGCTTCTCCATTCCTCTATAAAGTTGGCGCCGCAATGATGCTCGGAGGGGTGGTGCAAATGCTTTCACCGCAACCTGCCGGACTCGCCAGCAAACAAAGTGCAGATAACCGTGCCTCTTATGCGTTCGGTGGAGTAACCAACACTGCTGCACAGGGTTATCCGGTACCGCTTCTTTATGGCCGCAGGCGGATAGGCGGAGCGATTATTTCTGCCGGAATTTATGTCGAAGATCAGCAGTAGATAACAAACCTTTTTTCAGGCCACCTTCAGGTGGCTTTTTTTATGGGCGCAATATGGCGACAGAAAAAGCGTTAAAGGGCCGCAAGGGCGGCAGCTCCAGTTCACGAACCCCTACCGAACAGCCTGATGATCTGCAATCTGTAGCGAAGGCAAAAATCCTCATTGCGCTTGGCGAAGGGGAGTTTGCAGGGCAGCTAACCGGCAAAGATATCTACCTGGACGGAACGGCGCTGGAGAATGCTGACGGTTCCCAAAACTTTAGCGGCGTGACGTGGGAGTTTCGCGCGGGAACGCAGGCGCAAAAATATATTCAGGGTATTCCCGGTACCGAAAACGAAATCAGCGTGGGAACTGAGGTATCAAGCGCTACAGCCTGGACGCGCACGTTTACCAATACGCAGCTTTCAGCAGTTCGCCTGCGTCTGAAATGGCCCTCGCTTTTCAAACAGGAAGACGACAGCGATCTGGTTGGTTACTCGGTCAATTATGCGATTGACCTGCAGACGGACGGCGGCACATGGCAGACGGTACTCAATACCAGCGTGACCGGCAAAACGACGTCTGGGTATGAGCGCAGCCACCGTATCGATTTACCGCAGGCTGGCAGCACCTGGACAATACGCCTGCGTAAGATTACCTCTGACGCTAACAGCGCGAAGATCGGCGACACGATGACGCTGCAGAGCTTCACCGAGGTGATTGACGCCAAACTGCGCTACCCCAACACCGCGCTGCTCTACATCGAATTCGACTCAAGCCAGTTCAACGGCTCTATTCCTCAAATTTCATGCGAACCGCGCGGCCGTGTTATCCGCGTTCCAGATACCTACGACCCTGAAACCCGCACTTATAGCGGTACATGGACCGGTGCGTTTAAGTGGGCATGGACGGATAACCCTGCGTGGATTTTTTACGACCTGGTTGTTTCTGACCGGTTCGGCCTTGGGCACCGTTTGACCGCTGCGAATATTGATAAATGGACTCTTTATCAGGTTGCTCAGTATTGTGATCAGATGGTACCAGACGGCAAAGGGGGCAACGGTACAGAACCACGTTATACCTGCAACGTGTACATTCAGGACCGGAACGACGCCTACACAGTCCTGCGTGATTTTGCCGCTATCTTCCGTGGCATGACCTACTGGGGCGGGGATCAGATTGTGGCCCTGGCTGACATGCCGCGCGATGTTGATTACAGCTATACGCGCGCTAACGTTGTTGGCGGTCGCTTCACCTATTCGAGCAGCACCACGAAAAGCCGCTACACCACAGCGCTGGTTTCATGGTCAGACCCGGGTAACGCTTATGCCGACGCGATGGAGCCGGTATTTGAGCAGGCGCTGGTGGCGCGATACGGCTTCAATCAGCTGGAAATGACAGCTATCGGCTGCACCAGGCAGTCAGAAGCGAACCGAAAGGGGCGCTGGGGTATTCTCACCAACAACAAGGATCGCGTTGTTTCGTTTGATGTCGGGCTGGACGGCAACATACCGCAGCCGGGCTACATCATCGCCGTGGCAGACGAGCTGCTTTCCGGAAAGGTTATGGGTGGCCGCATCAGCGCCGTTAACGGTCGCGTTATCAAACTTGACCGCGTGGCAGATGCAGCAGCAGGTGATCGCCTTATTCTCAACCTGCCTTCCGGAGCGTCGCAGAGCAGGACCATTCAGGCCGTGAACGGGGAGTCAGTCACAGTCACCACGGCATACAGTGAGACGCCACAGGCCGAAGCTGTTTGGGTGGTTGAATCTGACGAGCTTTACGCGCAGCAGTATCGTGTTGTCAGCGTTTCCGATAACGATGATGGCACTTTCTCGATTACCGGCGCATGGCACGACCCGGATAAATATGCCCGTATCGATACCGGAGCCATCATTGACCAGCGGCCGGTGAGCGTGATCCCGCCTGGTAACCAGTCGCCGCCTGACAACATCGTGATCAGCTCGTTTTCCGTGGTGCAGCAAAATATCAGCGTCGAAACGATGCGCGTGAGCTGGGACCAGGCGCAGAACGCTATCGCCTATGAAGCGCAGTGGCGCCGCAACGACGGGAACTGGGTTAACGTGCCGCGCAGCTCAACCACGTCATTCGACGTCCCGGGGATTTATGCCGGGCGCTACCTGGTGCGCGTGCGCGCAATCAATGCCGCAGAAATTTCATCCGGATGGGGCTATTCAGAAGAGAAAACGCTGACGGGTAAAGTGGGCAATCCACCGAAGCCGGTTGGCTTCATCGCTTCTGAAAATGTGGTTTTCGGCATCGAGCTGAACTGGGGATTCCCGGCGAATACCGACGACACGCTGAAGACGGAAATTCAGTATAGCCTGACCGGTACCGAGGACGATGCAATGCTGCTGGCCGATGTGCCTTACCCGCAGCGCAAATATCAGCAGATGGGCCTTAAGGCTGGGCAGATTTTCTGGTACCGCGCTCAGCTGGTGGACCGCAGCGGCAACGAATCAGGTTACACAGAATGGGTGCGCGGGCAGGCCAGCATCGATGTATCCGATATCACCGATGTGATCCTGGAGGAGATTAAAGATTCTGAGGTATTCAAGGATCTGATTGAGAGTGCCGTAGAAAGTAGCGAGAAACTGGCCGAACTTTCTGACGCGATTAAGAAGAACGCCGATGGTCTGGCTGCAGCAGTAGGTTCGAATAAGCAGACAGCAGAAGCAATCATTGGCAACGCCCTGGCTATTGCTGATGTTGTTGTGCGCCAGACGGCGCAGCAGGGGGCTAACTCTGCGAAATTCGAACAGCTCCGGGAGGTGATCGCCACTGAGACGGAAGCGCGCGTCACGGATGTTACTCGCCTTGAGGCAAAAACTGCGCAGAATGAAGCCGGAATTACTGATGTTCGCCAGGCTTTAGCAACGGAAACTGAAGCTCGCGCTTCTGCGGTAAGTCAATTGACGGCTGCCACTCAGGCCGCATCTGACAAAGCTGATTCAGCAGCTGCTGTAGGTGCTCAGAATACAGCATCAATCACTGACCTTAGCCAGGTTGTCACGGACCTCGATTCCTCAATGGCATCACGCCTGGAAGAGCTGGGTGCACAAACTGATAAGGCCAGCGGCGGTATTCAGAACAATGCTATCGCGCTGATCACCAGTACGCTCGCGCAGGTTAACCAGCGCAACCTCCTGAGCGTCCAATATGGAGATAACAAAGCCAGTATCGATCGAGTAGACAATGTGATGGCCGACGCCAGTAAAGCTGTCGCTGAGTCATTGCGCACCTTGGATTCCAGCACCGGTGGAAACACCGCGAATGTCACTGACTTGTCAAAGACGCTCGCTGACTTCACTCAGGTGTCTGCTACGCAAATCAACTCGCTGAAGGTCACGGTTAACGGTCAGTCTGCGGCTATTATCCAGAACAGCCAGGTATCAGCGGACATCAATAACAACCTGAATGCGATGTACAGCATCAAGGTCGCTGTTGATTCTAATGGTAATCAGTATGCAGCAGGGATGGGGATTGGTGTTCAGAATACGCCATCTGGAATGCAGACGCAGGTTATCTTCCTGGCTGACCGCTTCGCGGTTATGACCCAGGCAGGCGGCGCCGTGACTCTTCCTTTTGTTATCCAGAACGGACAAACCATCATCCGTGACACAGTAATTGGTGACGGGACGATCGGTAACGCCAAAATCGGCAGCTATATTCAGTCTTCAACCTGGGACGGAACCGGGAACGTTGGCTGGCACATCAACAAATCTGGCTACGCGACGTTTAACAACGTGACCGTTCGCGGCTCGATTTACGCCACAAACGGTAATTTTTCTTTCAATGGCTCCGGCAACACAACGGTGATTAATGGTAATGGCGTAACCATTAATATTCCTGGTGGAGGTCGCATCGTACTTGGGACATGGTGATAATATGCCGACAGGGTTATTGATAGAGCTGAACGACGGCGGGAAACGTATGGAGATAACGGCGGGGCTGAGATGCCCGTCATTTGGAGCAAGTTTTGACAGTGGATATCAGAAAGCCAAGTACGCGGATATTTCCGGTTATGTATCCGGTTCGCAGGTGTTGTTTATCCCCCACGCGACGGCTTATCTTGATTCAGGTCTGCTTCATAAAATGAACTCGGTCACCATATCGGGAGCGCGAGTCACGCAGAACTCAACGATGAAAGACAACAGTATCAGCGAACGAGAAAGCACGTACACGTTTCCCGGAAGCCTCTGGCAGATATTTCCGACGGGCCAGCGTAGTGGTGTGGGCTTGCTCATAAGCGACAGCACAGACTTCACTTCAATAACTAATGCTACTCAGTCAGGCCAGTGTATCTGGAAAGGTACTGTGAATGTTCCAACCGGGGGCTGGGCGGTTCCGACGATAGCAGGTTATGACAAGTCGAAATATATCGTTTTCGGACGCTGTAATAGCGGTAATACGATTGACTTCGACGGCAACACAGTAAGATTCTTCAGTCCTCCGTCAACTAATGATGACGCTCCCACAACCGGCACGATAGACATCGTTATCTTCGCCAGTGGTGTGACGCCGCAGCCGGGAACGGGGCTAAACATCTTCAATGCAGCCGGGGCCTGTACGTTTTCAACTACAAAGCGACCTTTCGTATACCTCAATCAACTCTGGTCACCTTCCACAAGTGCCGTGAGCATCGGCAGCGGCTATGTACCGCTGGGCAGATTTGGTCTGATGATTCATATGGTAAATGGCATGTACGTGTATCGGATGTTCGGAATAAAGATACAGAACGGTAGCGCTTCAGTTCAGGGCGGGAAATACCTTGGACGCGAGCAGTATGCCATATTCGGTAATAACACGATTACTCCGCTCAGCCTTCCAGTCTTGCCTGATATGTACGTCTGAATTAACTTTCTATTCAAATCAACCTCGCTCCGGCGGGGTTTTTTATTGTCTGGAGATAATATGATTTATACCACTGGCACTATTGCCATTAGCGGAAATACCCTTACAGGTACGGGAACAAACTTCACTGCAGCTGGATCGCTGATTCGTAACGGCTGTACCGTCATCGCACTGACCAGCCCCGCCCAGGTATTCCAGATCACTGCTATCGGCGGGGCAACAAGTCTCACAGTGACTCCTGCGGCAAGTCCTGCAATACCGGCGGGAACGAAGTATTCCATTTTGCTAAGCGACAGCCTGAGCGTGGATGGCCTGGCGCAGGACATTGCTGAAACCTTCACGATGTACCAGCGCTACATGAGCGGTTTCGCTGATGTGATGAACGGTACTACAGACGTCACTATCACGATTAACGGTGTGGCCGTTACCGTACCGGGGCAGAAATCGCTGGCGAAGAAAGGGGCTAACAGCGATATAACCAGCCTAAGCGGCCTGACTACCGCGCTCAGTATCAGCCAGGGCGGTACAGGTGCAAAGAATGCTGCTGACGCTCGCACAAACCTCGGTTTGGGAAGTGCCGCCACCAAAGATGTTGGCCCTAATACTGGTAATGTCTTAGGAGTTGGATATTTTGGTTTCGGAACTCCAGGTGTTAACGTTTTAGGAAGTACCGAATCAGGGTTTTATGGTATTGACGGTTCTGGTACTGCCTGGGCTCCGCAAGCAGGATCGGGAATTGTATGCGGGTATGACCCAACGCGCCGACAGCAAATATTTACAGGAGCATCCGGCAATCTTTTTGTCAGGAACCTGGCTAGTGCTGCTATGAATACAGCTTCGTCCACCATTCCATGGACACAGATGCAGTCTGTTGGAACATCAGATATTAATTTTAAACACGTCAACGGCGATCTCGATGTTGCTGATTCTCTTGAAAATATCTGTCAAATGGAGTTTAAGCGATTCTACTATCTTGATGATGATGAGCAGACAGAGCGCCGTGGCGTAATTGCTCAGCAGATCGAACAAATCGACAAGCAATATGTTCACTCTGCTGAGGGCGTAGGGAAAATGACGCTTGACCTTAACCCACTGATGATGGATGCCCTTGCAGCCATAAAGGCACTTAACGCAAAGGTAGCAGAACTTAGTAAACAGGTTGATGAGCTAAAACAGGGTGGAGCTTGATATACCTGAAGACAGCATATTGAAACGGCTTTGTTAAGAAAACCGCCGCCCGTCTTAAGAAAGAACGGGCGGCGGCTGGTTGCTCAGTGTTCATGCCCGAGCAAACGTGGGGAATATTACACGATAGATAGTTAAAGCCCAACCTGGCGAACAGTAGGAGACTCAGAGGTCAGCCACATGTCAGAATCTTCAAACATTTCCTCCAGCATGCGGTTCAGTTTTTCCCGATCGCTTTTGCTGGCGTCGCTATTCAGGCCGTTTGCCTGCATCGGCTTCACCTTCACTTCGGCATCAGGGAAAATCTGATGCACCCGCTTCGTCAGCTCTGCCAGTATGATTTCTCTGGCCCCTTCTAGCCCTTCAACATTTCGCTTGTCATAAACCAGTTCAACAAACATACCGATCCCCTCTTAAGTGAAAATTGCCTGTGCTTGATCTGTTTTCATAAAAATACTACTGTATATGCATACAGTCAATGTGCGAATGAGGGTTCGTTCATGCCTCGTCAACCAGATATTCGTTCCGCTTTTATTGCGGCCATACAGCAAAACCCGAAGGGCTATCTCTGCCTGCATACAGGCAAATTCATCGCCGAACTGCAGGAGAGGCACTGGCATTTCAGCCAGGAGGATGCAAATTCATGGATCGAGCGATACCAGCCGGACTTCGCCGATAAGACAACAAACGGAAGTGAGAACCGATACTGGATCCTGCGTAACATGGGGAGGATATTCTGATGGGCTTTCCTTCACCGGCAATGGATTACCAGGAACAGCGGTTAACCATAGATCTGCTATGCGGAATTGACGGGAACTGCCGGGTAATAGAGACGTCATGTGGTTGGGCGGTAATTAACGTTTCCCTGAGACCAGAGCAGGGAGATACGCTACTGGTAAGAATGGATAACAGGAATGAGTTTGCAAAGCTTTACGGGGCGGCATTGATAACTGAAGAGGGTGAAGCGATCGAAGGCGATGCGCTGGATGACGTAGAGGTTTTTGGAGTGCTAACGCACAGTCTCAACCGGATTTGGAACGATGATTGCCCAGCCATTTAAGGTATGGGTGTAACCCCCATTCTCCCCACACCCAATTTCGGTTTGCGGAGCGAAAAATTTTCGCCATTATGACCTTTTGATAACCGTAAGCTGTTGATTCATTTGATCTTAAAATTATGAATTAATGGCGAAAAATACACGTATGTGTATGATTATCATAGATAACACGCGTGATTTAAAATCCCTCGGCGTTCGCGCTGTGTGGGTTCAAGTCCCACTCCGGCTACCATGGGAAACAAAGAATAATCAAAGCAATAAGCAGTGTCGTATAAACCACCGAAAGGTGGTTTTTTTATTTTCTAATTTCACTCTCCCATTATTCCCACTTTTCGCAAGTACAGCTTACCGATTACATCATTGCGTCAACATATTGTTATGTTGCCCCGATACTGCAACGGAGTTGGTGTGTGGAATAAGGGGATTATATAAGCATGTCAGGTATTGGTGAATGGCATGATGTGGGCGACAGCAGGTGTTCGGAAGAATGGAATGGGAGGGTAACCCTCCCGATTCGTTATTTTGCGAATATACAATCTCGCCCAGAAGGTGCACCCATTACTCGGATCATTTTTTTACAAATCACAGTGACCTGCTGTCCTTTTTTCAATGCTACGGCAGTAGCCTTTTCTGAGTTTTCCATCTCCATTCGTGCAGGCATGAACTGATTGTCTGTTTGTAAGCCGATGATAATTGAGTCTGTAAAATCTTTATCAATGGACTGAACAACCCCGTTGACTGAGATGAGCTTACCTTTCATGTTTTCATCGGTTGCGACTTCATTCTCTTCATAAGCTTTAAAAAGCTGTTTTGCGGAGGTCGTAAACACTTCTTTTTGCGGTACTGACTTCTGCGTATCCGCAACTGGTGCAGAAGACGAAGTCGCGCCTGCTTCCGATTTGTCGTTTTTACCGACGATATATCCCAGAATCATCAAAGCAATAAAGATATAAAAAATCCATTTAATAAATTTCTTCATGAAATCACCTGTTAGCTAATAGTTTTGCTGCGAAAATAATGTGAGAATTTCACCTTATTACTTTATCGCATAAGGACGCTTATTGCCTATAAAAAGAATTTACGCGAGTAAATTCTTTTATCCTGTTTCAGTGAAAGCATTGTTGTGGCTTAAAGGAGGATAAGTGCAGCGATATACGTCATGAAATGCCGCTGAATTGCCGATGTTACAGTATAAAGCTGGTTCAATGGTGCATGAACATCGTGTCG